GGTGCGAAACGATCGCGAAAACGCGGTAGTGCCTGACTTTTCCAATTGCTTGACAGGAGTCTTGACATGCACATGACCGACCTCTTTGAGGGCTTCGACCCAGAAGAAGTCCGCCGCGCCGCTGCCCAACACGCCGCTGACAAGCGCGAAACACAGCGTGCATCTGCTCGTCGCAGCGCCAACCGCCACCACATGCGCCGCGCAAACGCCGAATCCACGCTTGCCGAAATTTTGCCCGCGCGCATCGAAGCCGGCGACAGCTGGCACGTCGCCAGCCGTGGGGACATTGACAGTCTCTCCTACCTGCGCCACATCCTCTCCGGCACCAGCCACCTCGACCACGTCCTGATGTCGACATGGTGCATCGCGAAAAACGACCTTACCGAAATCTCAGCGTGGCTAGACGCCGGCCGCATTGAGCAATTCGACCTCTACGCCGGAGAAATCTTCCCCGGCAGCTACGGCGATGAGTACGAACAAATGATGTCCATGTGTCAGGCCTACGGCTGCCGCCTCGTGGTCGCCAAAAACCACAGCAAGATCACCCTGGCCTGCAACACGTCCGAGTCCTACTACATCGCGATCGAATCATCCGCCAACGTCAACACCAACCCGCGCATCGAACAAAGCACCATCCACGCCAGCCGCGACCTTCACGCCTTCTATCTGGATTTTTTCAGTGGCATCAAATCAATCGACAAGCATTCCGCGGCTCACTGAATCGGGCCTGGCGCGAAAGCTAGGCGTGTCTCGCCAGGCCGTGCACGAGCTCGTAAAACGCGGCATTCTGTCAAAAGACAAAGACGGTCTGATCGACGTCGAGCTGGCCGAGCACGCCCTCATGAACCGCGTCAGGCCCTCCGGCAAAACCGCAGCATCCCTGCAAAGCACGCCAGAAGCCTCGCCGCAAGCACCACCATCACAGCCAGACGGCGCCGACCCTGAAATCACCAGCTACCACGTCGCCAAAACCCTACGCGAAGCAGCCGAAGCGCAAATCGCCCGCCTGAAGCTCGCAGAAATGCAAGGCGACCTGATCCGCGTCGACGCCATCCGCTCAGCGCTGGCCGGCATGATCGCCAGCACGCGCGACAGCCTGCTGCAGATCCCGGCGCGGGTGTCGCCCGTGCTGGCGGTCGAGACCGACGCCGCCCGCGTGCACGACATGCTCCAGGCCGAGCTGCACCAGGCGCTGGCGCAGCTGGTTGCCGCGCCCGCCAAGATCACGCGCCTTGAGGCTGGCCACTGATGGGCGCACGAGACCTGCCCACGGACGAAGCCCGCGCCGCCGCGCTGCTGGCTGACCTGCTGGCCACCTACCTGGCGCCGCCGCCGCGCCTCACCGTCACCGAATGGGCCGAGCGCAACCGAGTGCTCAGCGCCAAAGACAGCGCAGAGCCAGGCCCCTACCGCGTAAGCCGCACGCCCTACGCGCTGGAGCCACAAGACGCCCTGAGCCCGTACAGCCCGACCGAAGAAGTCGTGCTCATGTGGGGCGCGCAGACCAGCAAAACCACCGTCGGCGGCAACTGGGTTGGCAGCGTCATCGACCTGCAGCCAGGCCCGCTCATGATCGTCCAGCCGACCATCGACACCGCCAAGCGCTTCAGCCGCCAGCGCCTCACGCCGATGATCGAAGAGTCCCCGGCGCTGCGCCGCAAAGTGCGCGAAAACCGCAGCCGCGACGACGCCAACACCACGCTGCTGAAAGAGTACGCCGGCGGGTTCATGGTTGTGGCTGGCGCCAACAGCGCCGCAGGCCTGCGATCCATGCCCATCCGGGACATCTTCTTTGATGAAATCGACGCCTACCCGCTCGACGTAGACGGCGAGGGCGACCCCATCAGCCTGGCCGAAGCCCGCCAGTCCACCTTCTCCAGGCGCAAGCGCCTGAAAACCAGCACACCCACCACCAAAGGCCTCAGCCGCATCGAAGACGCCTTCCTCTCCAGCGACCAGCGCTACTACCACGTCGCCTGCCCGCACTGCGGCGAACTGCAGCGCCTGGAATGGGGCGCCGACAAAGACTACGGCATCAAATGGGCCAAAGACGCACACGGCCAGCACCTGCCCGAGACCGCGCACTACGTCTGCCGGCACCACGGCTGCATCATTGAAGAACACCACAAACCCGCACTGCTGCTGTGCGAACAGCTCGGCGGCCGCGCCCGCTGGGTGCCAGCGAACGCGGCCGCACCGGCCCGCCGCCGCGGCTACCACCTCAGCAGCCTCTACAGCCCGCTGGGCTTCCTGAGCTGGCGCGAACTGGTTGAAGAATGGATCGCCGCGCGCGAACTCGCCAAGATGGGCGACCAGTCCAAACTGCGCGCCTTCATCAACACCCGCCTGGCCGAAACCTGGGAAGAGCAGGGCGACAAAGTCCAACACCACGAACTTGCCCGCCGGGCCGAAGACTACCCGCTCGGCATCGTGCCCATGGGCGGCCTCATGGTCACCGCAGGCGTTGACACCCAGCCAGACCGCCTTGAAATGCGCGTCTGGGCCTGGGGCCGCAGTGAGGAAAGCTGGCTGGTCGAGCGCCACATCATCTACGGCGACCCCAACCTCGACGAAACCATGCCCGGCTCACCCTGGGCCCGGCTGACCGAAATCCGCCGCACACCACTGCTGCACGCCAGCGGCAGCCAGATCCTGATCGAAGCCACAGCCATCGACACCGGCGGGCATAACACCCAGGCCGTCTACGCCTACTGCCGCGCGCACGCCCACGCCCACGTCCTGGCCGTCAAAGGCGCCAGCCAGCCCAACAAACCCGCCATGGGCAAACCCGCACCCATCGACGTCACCTGGCGCGGGAAAACCATGCCCCGCAGCCTGAAGCTGTGGCCCGTCGGCACCGACACCGCCAAACACCTGATCTACGGCCGCCTGCGCCTCTCGCAGCCCGGGCCCGGATACATCCACCTGCCGGCAGCGCTCAAATCCACCGACGAATTCGAGCAGCTCACCGCCGAGCGCCTGGCCACCAAATACATCAAAGGCCACGCCAAGTTGGAATGGTTCAAGCCCGCCGGCAAGCGCAATGAGGCACTTGACTGCGCCGTCTACGCCTACGCCGCCGCGTGCTACCTCGGCATCCAGAGCATGAAAGAGCCCGGATGGGCCCGGCGCGAAGAGCACTACGCGCCCAAGTCACCCGACCTGTTCAGCGCCGCACCGCCCGCACAAGCCGCCACCACGCCAGCCGCCACGCAGCCAGCGCCGGCTGCGCCCACGCGCCCGACCACACCGCCCACCCAACAAGCGCCGCGCACATTCTCCCGCGCCTGGTAGCCCGTTCACCACCTCACCGCCCGCCATGACAGCCAAACCGACACCCGCCACACCAGAGCTGCAGCGCCTGATCAAGGCCGAACCCGACCTGGTTGACCGCATCTTCGACTACCTGCTGGCCGAATACCCGCAGATTGCCGGCATGCCTGCCGACCAGCTGGCCAAGATCAAAGCCGACGTGCGTGCTGAATTCAGGGGCGAAGAGTGCTACATCGCCGAACGCCCGGCCACCGCGCGCCAGCAGATGGTGTCGCAGATCCTGGCGCTGTTCAATGGGCGCAACGCCACCGAAGTCGCGCGCCGGCTGCAGATCAGCCGCGCCACCGTCTACCGCGCCATCAAACAACCGGGCCAGCCCAACCCGGGCGGACGCGGCCCGAATAAACAGTCTCAAATTTCCGGGACATGAAACAACCCGCCCGCCAGCATCGCACCGGCGCCCACATCAAGACCAGGAAACCACCACCATGGCACACACCCAAACCGACCTCGACAACATCAAAACCGCCATCGCATCCGGCGAGCTGAGCGTCGAAGTCAACGGCCGAAAAGTCGTTTACCGCAGCATTGACGACCTGCGCAAGGCTCGTGACGACATCGCCGCCGAGCTGGCCGCGCCCAGCACCAGCGCCAGCACCCGGCGCGGCACCTTTGCCGTGCGCTTTTCCACCGCCCGCGGAGACTGAACACCATGGCCACACTTGCCGCCACCCTGGTCGACCGATTCATTGGCCTGTTCAGCCCGGACGCCGGCCTGCGCCGCCTGCGCGCCCGTGAAATGCTCACTCGCGCCTACGAAGGCGCAAACCAGAAAGACGGCTGGCGCCCGCGCCGCGCAGGCGCCAGCGCCAACGCCGACCACGCCATGGACGCCGCCACGCTGCGCACCCGCGCGCGCTCCATGGTGCAAAACGTGCCCTACGTCGCCCGCGGCCTCTCCAGCCTGGTGGCCAACACCATCGGCACCGGCATCACCCCGCGCAGCCTGGCCCCCAACGCCGACGCCATCGACAAACTCTGGTCCGAATGGGCCAAGGTGGCAGACGCCGACGGCCGGCAAGACCTGTACGGCCTGCAGGCCAGCGCCTACCGCGCCATGGAACAAGACGGCGAAGTCCTCATCCGCCTGCGCCAGCGCCGCGCCGAAGACGGCCTGCCCGTCCCGCTGCAACTCCAGCTGCTCGAAATCGACTGGCTGGACAGCGCCAAAACCGGCAGCAACGGCCCCAACACCATCGTCAACGGCATCGAATACGACCCGCTTGGAAAGGTGTTTGCCTACTGGCTGTGGGACCAGCACCCCGGCGAACAGCTCCCCGGCCGCCGTGGCCGCGCGTCCAGCTACCCCGTGCCGGCCGATCGCATCATCCACCTCTACGCCAGCGAACGCCCAGGCCAGGGCCGCGGCTTCACCCGCCTGGCGCCCGTCATCGCCCGGGTGCGTGACCTGCAGCTGTATGAAGACGCCGAACTCCAGCGCAAAAACCTCGAAACGCGCCTGAGCGTCCTGGCCAGTGGCGACCCCTCCACCATCAGCATGAGCGAAAGCGCCAGCCAGGCCGAAGTCAAAGCCACCGGCGAACTCGGCACCCTGGCCAGCGGAGGCATCACTCATGTGCCCACCGGCATGAACCTGACGGTGGTCGAACCGCATGCCGCGCCGGGCTACACCGACTACGTCAAACACCAGCTGCACCTCATTGCCGCCGGCATGGGCGTCACCTATGAAATGCTCACCGGCGACGTGCGCGAAGTCAACTTCAGCAGCGCCCGCGTGGCCCTGCTTGAATTCCGCCGCAACGCCGAACAAATGCAGTGGCTCACCATCATCCCGCGCCTGTGCGAACCCATCTGGCGCGCCTTCCTGGACGCCGCCACCCTGGCCGGCAAACTGCGCGCGCCCGACGCCTCGGTCGACTGGTCCACCCCCAAATGGCAATACGTCAACCCCGTGCAAGACGTCACGGCAGACCTTGACGAAATCGCCGGGGGCCTGTCCAGCTACAGCGAAAAGCTGCGCCAACGCGGCTACAAGCCCGATCTGGTGTTCCGCGAACTCAAATCCGACTTCGAACGCCTGCAAAAAGACGGCACCCTCGACCTCATCATGGCCCTGCAAAAAGGCCGCACCTTTGCCATGGCGCAGGGCCAAAACGGGGGCGCCAGCGCGTGACGTGCAAACAGTCTCAGTTTTCCTGAACTTGAGACAAGCAACCGCGCACCATGCGCGTCATGCCGCAACAAAACGCCTCCACCGCAGCGACCCGACAGGACGCCCTGCCCATCGCCGGCCGCACCATGGAGCTTCGCGGCTTCCAGCGTGCGGCAGACCCCGGCGAGCAGGGCGCCGCACTGGCCACCGCTGAAATCGTCTTCACCACCGGCGGGCGCGTGCGCCGCTACGACTGGTACCGCGAGCGCAACTACATCGAAGAGCTCGTGGTCGAAGACGGCGCCATCCGCCTCGACCGCCTGTCCCGTGGCGCCCCGCTGCTCAACAGCCACAACAGCTGGGACCTGGAAGACCAGCTGGGCGTCACCACCAACCCCGCCATCAGCGCCGGCCAGGGCACCTGCGGCGTCACCTTCAGCCGGCGCGAATCAATTGCCGGCTACGTGCAAGACGTGGCCGACGGCATCATCCGCAACGTCTCCGTGGGCTACGTCCGGCACAAGATCGAAATGGTCCCGCCCGAAGACGGCCAGGGCGACACCTGGACCTACCGCGTCATTGACTGGGAGCCCTACGAAGTCTCCCTGGTCCCCATCCCGGCCGACATGGACTGCCAGGTCGTGCGCTCTGCCGGCCAGATCGACACCGCGCCGGACGGACAGCCGCAGCGCCAGCTGCGCACCTTTGCCTGCCAATTCACCGAAGTTTCCCCACGCGCCCGCACGGCCGCCCCGGCCGTCGACGCAACCACCCGGGCAGCCGCCCACACCACCCAGGAGCAATCCATGACGCAACCCGTCACCGAAGCCAACGGCGGCGCACCCGCAACGCCCGCCACCACCGCCAGCCAGGACGCCCAGCAGCGCCAGTCTGACGCCAGCACGCAGGCCGCCGCCCAAGCAGCCCAGCGCGCGGCCGACATCACCGAACTGTGCGCCCGCCACGGCGTCTCTCACCTGGCCGCCGGCATGATCCGCGCCGGCCAGAGCCTGGAGCAGGCGCAGTCCGCCGTCCTGGCCGAGCTCGCGCACCGCGACGCCGCCTCCGGCGGCCACCGCAACGTCGCCCCGCGCATCGAAACCGTGCGCGACGAAATGGCCACCCGCATGTCCGGCATGGAAGTCGCCATCGCATCGCGCCTGGATGCCCGCGTCCAGCTCGACGACAACTCCCGCCAGTACCGCGGCATGTCGCTGCTGGAAATCGGCCGCGACCTGCTCGAATCGCACGGCGTCAACACCCGTGGCATGGACCGCCTCACGCTGGCCCAGCGCATGCTGCACTTCCGCAGCGGCGCGCACACCACCAGCGACTTCTCCAGCCTGTTCGCCAACGTCGCCAACAAGCGGCTGCGCGGCGCCTATGAAGAAAACCCCGGCACCTACGCCCTGTGGGCCCGCCGCGCGCCCAACGCGCCTGACTTCAAGAGCATCAGCGTCGCCCAGCTTTCTGGCGCGCCGTCCCTGCTGCAGACCAACGAGGCCGGCGAATTCAAATACGGCAAGATGGTTGACGGCGCCGAAACCTACAGCGTCGTCACCTACGGCCGCATCGTCGCGCTCACGCGCCAAGCCATTGTGAACGACGACCTGCGCGCCTTTGACCGCCTGACCACCGCGTTCGGCTTCGCGGCCCGCCGGCTGGAAAACGCCACCGTCTATGCCGAACTGACGAACAACGCCGCGCTGGCCGACGGCACCGCCCTGTTCCACGCCGACCACGCCAACCTGGGCACCGGAGCTGGCTCTGCGCTGTCCGCCACGTCGCTGGCCACGGCACGCACTGCCATGCGCAAGCAAACCGGCCTGAACAGTGAACCGCTGAACATCGCCCCGGCGTACCTCATCGTGCCGGCCGCGCTGGAGCAGACCGCCTACCAGCTCACCAGCGCCAACTACGTGCCCGCCACCAAAGCCGAAATCAACGAATTCCGCGCCGGTGGCCGAAGCGCGCTGGAGCCCATTGTCGAGCCGCTGCTCGACGGCACCAGCGCCGCCTACTGGTACCTGGCCAGCAACAGCATGCAGGTCGACACAGTCGAGTACTGCTACCTCGACGGCGCCGAAGGCCCGGTCATCGAATCCGAAGTCGGCTTCGAGGTGGACGGCATCTCCTACAAGTGCCGCCTTGACTTTGCCGCCAAGGCGGTCGACCACCGCGGCCTCTACCGCGCCAACGGCGCCTGATGCCACGCCGGGCGCCAGTCCACTGGCCGGCGCCCGGGCCTACCCAACACCCTGAACTCAAGGAACCCGCATCATGAGCACCAATCAAGTCCAAGCCGGCAACGTCATCGACTGGGTCAACGGCACCGGCAGCGCAGTCGCCGCAAACGCCGTCGTCAAGATGGGCAACATCCTGGGCATCGCCCTGGTCGACATTGCCAGCGGCGCCACCGGCTCCGTGGCCACCCGCGGTGTGTACACCGTGCCCAAAGTCACCGCCGCCGTCATTGCGCAGGGCGAATCCCTCACGTGGGACGTCTCGGCCGGCAAGTTTGACGACAACGCCGCCACCCCGGCCAGCGGAGACGTCACCGGCGCCGCCGCCGTCGCCTGGGAATCCGCAGGCAACGGCGTGACCGAGATGGACGTCTACCTCACCGGCGTCCCCGGCACCGTCACCGCCTGATCGGCCTGACACACCCGCCCTGCGCACTGCCCCATGGCCACACCCTTCGCCGCCCTTGAAGCCCGGTGCGCGGCGGCCGTGTTCAAACACATGGCCAACGCCACCGGCACCTTCACCGCCAGCGGCACCGCGGTGGACGGCATCCTCGACGCCCCCGGCGTCAACGCCATGGTTGGCGAACTTGGCATGGCCAGCGTGGCGCCCACGTTCACCCTGCCGTCCGCCAGCGTGCCCGCCAGCCCGGTGGGCAACACGCTGGTCATCGGCGCGGTCAGCTACGTCGTCACGCAGCACCTGCCGGACGGCACCGGCGTCAGCACCCTGGTGCTGGAGCGCGCGTCATGACCACCGCTTTTGTCAGCCTCGCCACCGCGGTGCAAACGGCACTGGCCGGCGCCCCGGCGCTGGCGGGTGGTCGGGTGTACCTCAACCGCCTCGCCCCCATCGCCGCCGCGTACGACACCGCCGTTGTGGTGCGCCTGGTGCAAACCACCGGTCGCGAAGTGGCCCTGGGCGCCCACGACTGGACGAGCGAGATCGACGTCGAATGCTACGCCCGCGCCGCCACCGGCGCGGACCCATCCGCCGCGGTGGACAGCCTGCTCGAAAGCGTCTGGGCCCGCCTGGTGGCACTCAACGCCGCCAGCCTGGGCGCCATGGCGCTGCAGCTCAACCCCGCCATTACGTGGCAGTACGACGACGGCGCCGAAAAGCCCACCGCCTGCGCCACCGTGCGCATGCAGGTGCGCCACCGCACCCCCGTCACCACCCTGACCGCCTGGCCCTGATGCCCGGCCCCTGATGCCATGACCACCACAACCACCGCGACAACCCCCGCACCGCCCGCGCCCACGCCGGCACCGGCCCAGCCGTTGCCCCAGGCCGGCGGCAGCTACATCCGGCAGCCCGACGGCAGCCTGGTGCCCAACACCCAAACCCCGCCGCAGGAGTAACCCGCCATGGCCCGCAAAGTCCGCAACACCGTCATCCTGGCCAAGGTCGAAACCACCTCCGGCACCGACGCCACCCCCACAGGCAGCAGCAACGCCGTCCTGATCTCGAACGCATCGTTTGAGTACATCTACAACAACGTCGACCGCGACCTCATTCGCGGCTACCTCGGCGCCAGCGAACAGCTGGCCGGCGGCCGCTTTGTGCGCGCCACGTTTGATGTGGAAATCAGCGGCAGCGGCACCGCCGGCACCGCGCCGGCCTGGGGCCCGCTGCTGCAAGGCTGCGCCATGGCAGAAACCGTCAGCGCCGGCAGCCGTGTGGAATACAACCCCATCACGGCCAGCATGCAGACGCTCACCATCTACTACTACGACGACGGCGTGCTGCGCAAGGCGCTCGGGTGCATGGGCAACGTCGAGCTCGCCATGGGCGAGGGCGAACGCCCCCTGTTCAAGTTCAACTTCCTGGGCGTTGACGGCGGCACCACGGCGGCCAGCAACGCCACGCCCACGCTCAGCGCGTGGAAAGTGCCGCTGGTCATCACCGACCCGAACACCGGTGACATCAAGCTCGGCGGCACCTACGCCACCGGCGCCATCACCGGCGGCACGGCCTACCCATCGCGCGGCCTCACGCTCAACCTGGGCAACGACCCGCGCCAGATCCAGCTGCTCGGCGGCCAGCGCGTGGACATCAACCAGCGCGCCACCACCGGCAGCATGGAGCTCGAACTCACCGCCGCCCAGGAAGCCACGTTGATGACCGACATCAACGCCAACACGCTCAGCAGCCTGTCTTTTGAGCACGGCACCACTGCCGGCGGCAAGGTCCTGTTCTACGCACCGAAGGTGCAGCGCATCAACCCCAAGCTGGTCGACTACGAAGGCAACCGCCTGGCCGGCATGGACCTGCGCCTCACGCCCAACAGCGGCAACGACGAACTGCTGATCGTCGCGCTGTAAGCGGGCGCAACCGTTTCGCGCGCGGCAGGGCGGCCCCAGTGGCCGCCTGCCATCCCCGCCCGAGTGGCCGCCGCGCGCACCCCAACCCATCGGGCCAGCAACACATCGGGCACCATGTACAAACTCAACGTCTCAGACACCGTCGAATTCCCGGTCACCCTCACCGTGAACGACGCCGGCACCCCGCGCGAATTCACACTGCGCCTGCAGGCCAAACGCCTGACCGACCAGGCCCTGGACGCCGCGCGCGACAGCAACCTCAAAACCGAAGCCTTCCTGGCCGAACACATCACCGGCTGGCGCGACCAGACCCTGGTGATCAACGCAGACGGCACGCCCGCTGACTACACACCCGAGGCCCTCGCCGTCCTGCTGGGCCTGGGCGGCGCGCGCCTGGCTGTGCTGTCCGCGTACCAGCGCGCGCTGGCCGGTGCCGACGGGCTGGGAGGGCGCGCAAAAAACTGATCCGCGCCGCCCGCCTGTGGGCACGGGGCACCCTGCAGGCCCCGGCGCGCTACCCAACAGACACCCCCAGCCACCATGCCCCCGACGTGCCAGACCACCCAGCCGCTGACGACACCGCCGCAGCCCTGGCCGCCTTCGGCCTGCGCGCCGACGGCGCCCTGCCGCAGCCGCCGGCCGCGCGGCCGTACCACCTGTGGCCGTGCAACTGGCCCGTCTGGTGCGTGTGGGTGGACGTGCAAACCCAGTGGCGCGTCGGTATGGCCGGCCCCACGGGCCTCGACTACGCGGGCGTCCAGGCCGTGCTACAGCAGCGCCTGCCCCTGCGCCAGCGCAAAACCGCCTTCTGGCTGCTGCAAGGCATGGAAGAAGCCGCCCTGCAGGAATACGCCCGCCGCCGCCCCGGCACATAGCGACGCCACACCCGCCCGCCCATGACCCAAGCCAACGAAGCCCGCATCATCCTGTCCGCGCAGGACAAAACCGCCAGCGCCATTGCCAGCGCCCGGCGCGGCCTGTCCAGCCTGGCGGACGACGCCCGCGCGCTCGACGCCAGCGTGCTGGGCCTGGGCGCCGGCATGGGCACGCTGGCCGGCGCGCTGGCTGGCGTGTTCAGCGTGGCCAGCATCAAAGGCGCCATCGACGCCGCCGACCAGCTGGACGACTTGGCCGAGAAAACCGGCATCAGCGTCCAGCAGCTCGGCGCCCTGCGCTACGCGGGCGAGGTGACGGGCACCAGCACCGAGGCACTGGCCGGCGGCATCCGCAAGCTCACGCAGAACATGGCGGCGGCGGCAAGCGGCAGCAAAGAGCAAGCCGCAGCGTTCCAGGCCATGGGCGTGCGTGTCACCGACTCCAACGGCAAGCTGCGCGCCTCAGACGACGTGCTGGGCGAGCTGGCCGACCGCTTTGCCCTGATGCCCGACGGCACCGAAAAAGCCGCCTGGGCCATTGACCTGTTCGGCAAGTCCGGCGCCGACATGATCCCGCTGCTCAACCAGGGCAGCGCCGGCATCGAACAGCTGCGCACCGAAGCGCAGCGCCTGGGCGTGGTCATGGACGGCGACGTGGCCAAACAGGCCGCAGACTTCAACGACAACCTGACCCGCCTGCGCCTGTCCGCAGAAGGTGCCGCCACCACCATCGCGGGCGAGCTGCTGCCTACGCTCAACGCCCTGTCCACGGCCTTCCTCGACTCGCGCGAGGGCGGTGAATCGATGGCCAGCACCATCGGCGGCGCCTTGAACCTGGTCGCGCAAAGCGCCAGCGTGCTGGGCGCAAACGTCGGCTACGTGCTCAAAAGCATGGGGCGCGAGGCTGGCGCCATTGCCGCGCAAGTGGCCGCCCTGGCGCGTCTGGACATCAAGGGATTCACAGCCATCTCCGACGCCGTCAAGGAAGACGGCGTGCGCGCCCGCGCCGAGCTGGAAGACCTGGAGCGCAAGATCCTGGGCCTGCCCAGCCTTAACGCTGGTGGCGGCCGCGGCACCGCCACCGACCCGCGCGCGCTGGGGCCTGTGGGCAGCATCCAGCAGCAAGCCGCAGAGTGGGCGATGCTGCCCACGCTGCCCAAAAAAGACACCGGCGCCCCCAAAGAATCCGACTACGACAAACTCATCAAGCGCATCGGCACCGACCTGGCCAAAGCCAACGCCGACGCCGCCGCCGCCCAGATGGGCTACAACAAAGCCCAGGCGGATTTCCTGGTGCTGGCCGCGTCGCCCGAATGGGCCGCGCTCACCAACCAGCAGCGCGCCACCGTGGCGGCGCTGTATGAGCAACGCATCGCGGCCGAGCAGCTCAAAACCGCCGAAGACGCCGCCCTCAAAACCGCCCTGAAAGCCGCCGAAGACCGGCAAGCCGCCCGCCAGGCCGAAGCCGCCGCCATCGCCGCCGCCGACCAAGCCCAGCGCGCCGCGTGGGCGTCCAGCCTCGCCAGCGTCAACGGCCGGCTCGAATCGCTCAAGGACGAATCCGCCGCCGCTGACCTGGTGGCTCGTGGCAACGTCAGCCTGGCCGAAGCGGTCGAGCTGGTCACCATCGCCCGCCTGCGCGAAAAACAGGCCAACTTGCTGCCCGGCTCCGACGCCTACAAGGCCGTCGAGCGCGAACTGCAGGCCCGGCAAGACCTGCTCGCCTGGATCACCAAGGCCGAAACCCGCAAAGCCAACGAAGACGCCGCCAAAAAAGCCGCCGACGACTGGCAGCGCACCGCCGACCAGATCAACCAGAGCCTGACCGACGCCATCATGTCCGGCGGCCGATCGGGCGCCGAATACCTGCAAGACCTGTTCCGCACGCTGGTGCTGCGCCCCATCGTGTCCTCCGTCGTGCAGACCGGCGTCAACACCATCGGCAACGCCCTTGGCCTGTCCAGCCTGCTGGGTGGTGGCGGGCAGGTGGGCGGCATCGGCATGCTGGGCAACCTCGGCAGCATGGGCAGCATCGGCAGCCTGCTGGGCTTTGGCGGCAGCGCCGCAGCAGCCACGGGTGTGGCCACCAACATCGGCCTTGGTGTGCAGGCGGGCCTGAGCGCGGGCGAAGCTGCCGCCGCGGCCAACGCCGCCAGCGCAGCCGGCGCCAGTGCGGCCGGTGCTGGTGGTTTGTCTGGTGCTCTGTCTGCGGCCGGACCCTACCTCGCCGCCCTGGCCGTCGTGTCCAGCCTGTTCAAAGATGACAGCGGCACCTACCACACCGGCGCCAGCAGCCGCTACAGCTCCGCACAGGGCCTGTCGGGCGCCACGCCAAACGACCAAGGCTGGTTTGCCGGCATGGCCGGCATGGCCGATGCGGTGTTTTCTGCGCAGACGCAAAGCACCACCGACACGCTGGTCAAAAGCATCGTCGGCGTGCTGGACGCCACGGCCACCAGCTTCGGCAAAGCGGCCGGCTACAGCGCCGCCACCGCCTTTGCCGACGACACCTCCAAAGACGGCGCCTGGGGCGCGCTGTCTATCAACCTGGACGGCAAAAGCATCATCGACTGGGCCGCCACCCAGACCGGCCGCTGGGCGCCGAAAGAGTTTGCCGACGGCGCCGCCGGCCAGGCGCAGTACACGGCGGCTGTGGCCGCCAGCGTGCGCGACACCCTGCGCGCCATGGACCTGCCAGGCTGGGCCGCCAGCGTGCTCGACCAGTTGGGCAACGCGCCCACGCTGGAGGCGCTCAGCGCCGCGCTGGACGGCATCAACGCCACCCGCGTGGCGCTCGACGGTCTGGCAGACACCATGCCGCAGCTGGCCACGCTGACCGACGCCACCACCACCCGCCTGCTGGCCATGGCCGGCGGCACCGCCACGCTGCAGCAGGCGGCCGGTGCGTATTACCAAGCCTTCTACACCGAGGCCGAACGCACCGCCACCACCACCCGCCAGGTGGGCGACGCGCTCGCCGCCGTGGGCTTGCAACTGCCCACCACGCGTGACGCCTTCCGCGCGCTGGTGGAGGCACAGGACCTGACGACGGATTCCGGAGTGACCACCTACGCCGCGCTCCTCAACGTCTCCAGCGCCTTCGCCAGCGTCACGCCCGAAGCGGTGGACGCATCCCTCGCCCTGGGCGACCTGCTGGACTGGATGCCCCAGCTGCGCAACCTCACCAGCGCCACCAGCGCCACCGTAGCCGGCGTGCTGGGCGGCGTCAGCAACGTCACCAGCGCCGCGCGCCAGTATTACGAC